CGCGTCGCCCTCTGCTGTAGCACAATACCCAATAACTGCACAGTTATCAACAGTTGGAGTAAGAGCAGTAAAAGTTCCTAGAAGATCATCAGTTAAATCAATAGCAGAGTTACTGCTATCAATAACATCGCCAGTAGCAAGGCATCCACGTAGAACAATTAGTCCTACTACTCCACGTTCAGCAGATGTGTATGTCCATGAATAACTAGAAGGTTCTGATCCACCTGCTCTATACCAGTTAGTAGAAACATGCCCAGATAAAGTATCAGCTTCATAGATACTTCCATCAAATGTAACTGGCTCTGTTGCCCTATTGGATATATTACCATCTACGTTCTCAAAGAACAAGATGATATCATCTGAATTGATCGTCAGGCCATGAGTAAGAGTATGGGTATTTATTGTACTATCATTGTTGGTTGAAGCTCCACCGACAATTGTAATAGCCATCTATTTAGTCCTCGGTAATTGCCGAAGCCGTGGTTAGTTCTGGGATAACACCGGTTGTAACTACTATGTTCGGAGTGACTGTACCGTAGTACATAATCACATCACCAACAGGAACTCCTACAGAAAAGTGGGTGATAGTTTCACTTCCACTCGTTGCTTCAGGGAAGGTAATGGCCGCTGCAGGACTGACTGAATTAGCCGTTACAGTCCACCCACCACTGGTTCGAGCCACATTGACCCGAGCGTAGCTGCCATACGTGGCCTCACTGGTCGTTTGGCTACCGGCCTCACCAGGATCTCCAGTATGTAGGGCAATTTCAAGATTAGTTGCTGGACTTGCCACTTCATCTTCAGCAAGATCCGCGATAGAGGTTCCGTTGAAGAGAAGTAGCAAGATGCTGTTTTCGAGGGAATTACTTTTACTAGCCATTATCCGAGCCTCGCTTTAAGTTGTTCTACTTTATAAATCATGTCTTGGTATCTTCCTTCTGCTTTAGCCGCCCTATCTTCTGCGTCAACTGCCTTAAGTACTGCCTCATCAGTTTTCTTCTGGGCAACTTCTACCATAACCTTAGCTTTATCAGTAGCTACTGAGAGTATTACCTTTGCTTCATCTCTGGCTGCTTGAGCTTTAACTGCTGCTTCATCATTAGATGCTTTAGCAGTTTCAAAAGCCCGTTTCTTGATGTCTTCAAGTTTAGCTGTAGCAGCTGCTATGTCCACCTCGGATTTTACTAACAACTCTTTATTATCAGCTACCTCTTTAGCGTACTGGGCTTTCATCTTAGTAGCATCTTCAGCTTGTGCTTCTAGATCCCCTACAGAATGTAACACTTCTGCTACATAGTTCAAAGCGTTATGTGTTGCTACAAAACGGTCTAAGTGTTTAGCTGCATCTGTGAATTTACTCATGTGCCGTTCCTCACTAGCAAGTTAACTGTAACTGATGTGCCAGTGCCTCCCGAACTTACTGGTCTAATCCATACACTATTCTCACCAATCTGCTGAATACCAGGAGTAGCGTCAGCTGTAGAACTAATAGCAGTGGTAAAGTCTTGAACAGCATTCAACTCAAACCATACAGTTGGAGTGACTTCATTGCTGCCTTGCATGACAACAGTAGCCCCTCCCCACGTACCGACATTGTGCACAGATCTATCTGAAGCTGCTGGTATACTAATAGGTTTGCCCTCATCATCGTCTGTCATAGCCCAAGTAAAGAGGTGGGCACCTCTACCTTGCTGTGTGTGTACTGGTGTAATTGTCGCCATTATTACTCCTTGCCATCATGAGCGGCCTGTTTGCTTCCTATGTACTCTTCTACATCATATTTAGTTACCCGGCCATCCTTGCCAGTTCCTACAACTTGCTCAATATCAACACCACTGTCTAGTGCTAGCTTAGTAGCAGCTGTGCTAAACAGATTGAAGTTGTCCCCAAACTGTTCATTGACGTTGTTAAGCGTTTCAGCGTATGAGTCGCTAGTCATACGTTCTGTATCAAAATCCTTAAGACTAGCCTCTGGTTTATATCCAGGCGCTGAGCTAGTATCCTCTCCTTCAACAACCTTAGCAGTTGAAGGGAGTTTACCATCCCATATATCATCTACAAACTGAGGATCAGGGTTCTTCTTAAAACGTTTCTCACCAGTAAACCAGTCATTCTTAAATACTACTTGCATCATACTCTCTGTATATAGAAGGAGGAGGGGGAGCTTTTAAACTCCCCCAACACTCACTTAGTTAGCACCGTCAGCATAACCACCAAACTTAGTGTTAGGTGGATCAATGGTCAAGTACGAATCAACACCACCAGCGGTAAAGCTGGCAGTGGCAACAACATACTGAAGACCAAGGTACTGCTCATACGCATTACCTTCAATAGGAAGCGCAACCACAAACGTCTTACCTTCAGCCAAATCCGCTACTGCAATGGCACCAGATTCCCAGTGTGCAGTGGAAGTAGAAGGATCGATAGATGCAGTGTCATCAGATCGTAGCCTGAAATTACATGTACCAGTTGCCCCTACAAACGTAGTAGTGACTCGAATAACAAGGTACATAGGTTGTCCTTGTCCCACATCCCGAACAACTGACATATCAATCTGATTATCTGCTAAATTAGTCCCAATATTACCTGGGGCATCATTATCACCAAACATAAGTAGTTCATCAACAATCATGTCTATTTTCCTTTCTATTAGGTGAGGAGGGCTTCGTCTGCAGCCAGTGAGTCACACCGCTTCAGAGGAATACCGTTCCAAGAAGTTACAAATTTACCACCTACATTCGTGTCAATCAGCGTACTTCCGCTAGTAGCATTAGTAAGCTGACGACGAAGAAAGGACATGGTATTACGACTCATGTAGAATGCAGGGCGACCAGCTCCCAAGTTAGGAATCTGAGTCACTGCCTGGAACATAAGATCAGGAAGATTTGCACCAGAAGCTGCATCTGCAAGAAGAAGAGACTTATCAATATTAGCAATACGCACTGCATAACGCCAATCCCGAACAGTCAAGCCAACGTCAAAGCGGAAATGACTCCGATACGCTTGCATACGTCCAGTGGCCCCTCCGGTACCAGATGCATCTTCAAGAGTAACTTCACCCATATCCTGATGCTGGAGACCAGCCTTACTTCCTTTAGGGATAATGCCATGAATCGTGTTAGGACCCCAGACAATCAGCCAAATGCTGTTATTATCAGCACCCTCTCCACCGCCATCAATGACATTATCACTATTGGCATCAGCAGTCAGGTTAGCGTAGCGAGGGGAGAGACCAGTAAACGCTTCTGGCTCCGTACCTTCATTACCGTAGAACAGTGTATCAACAACTTCCTGAGTAATGCCTTCAATGTGAGGGCGAGTCTCAGACATGCGGAAAGCCGCAGTGTTGCCATTGAGGTCGGCAAGTGCCTTGTCAATTTCAGCGTATGCTTCCAACATACCACAGTTGTCAGTAACTTGAGCATTCGTAGCTTTAGTGGGCTGGACACCACCATACAGCTTGCGCCATGTGGGAGCGGGAATTCCAGTCCGGATAGTAGTGCGATGACCTGTAGGAAGGTTACCTTCCACAAACGTCATGTCATCAAAGACTTCATTCGTCTCGTTGAGGATCTCAACAATAGACGCAATAGAACCATCTGGATCAGTTGCCTTAGCGACATCCAGAAGGGTAGGGTTACGTACGCTAAGTGCGGCCATAATTTATCTCCTAAGTTTTCCCTTGATTGGGGAACAATATTTCAGCATGAGACTTACGTTCCTGAGGTGTATTCTTACCAAAGACAAAACTATCATCACTGACAGCTGCCCCAATCTTGGTAAGCATTCTAATAACTTCAGGATGGTTCCCCATACCACTAGTATTCAAAGCTTCTTTTAACGCTTCATTACCAAAGACATCCAGCCCTTTCTTAGCTAGACCGATATTCTCTTGAAACTTAACTCCACCAATCTCTTTATCAGAGCTGGCTTCATCTCGCCAAGCAGCAAGCTGATCTTGCCATGCTTCTTGTTGTGCTTCAAGACCATCAGCTTGGGCCTGCTGGTACAAGCTTACAAACTGGTCTGCTTGTGCCTGTGTGAGTGAAGCATCCTTAGCCATCAAACTGAAGTCAGCTGCTTTAGCCTCATCCAGTTCAACACCATCAGGCATGTTAAACTCATACGTCTCTGGGACTACGTCCTTCTCTTCTTGGTTTGAGTCAGCCTTGTCACTAGAGTCAGCTGAGCTGTCCTCCTTGGATGTGCCTTCCTCATCAACTGAGTCTGTAAGTAGAGTCTCCTCTGCCTTAGTTTCTTCAGTTGTCTCTTCACCAGCATCTTCTGCTGTATCCTCTTCAGCCATTAACTTTCTCTTTCAGTTGCTTCATCACGTATTCGGGAATAGACATTCTTGTCTAAAGTTGTGATCATCTCTAATAGCTCTAATCCAATACTTCTCTTCCCTTCATAATAGTAAATCCTACTATCTAATGCGAAGCTTTCCTTGTACACACCGCAAGTGCTCAACACTCGCCATAGTACAGCTCTGCCTTCATACGTATCTAAAACAGTCTTCAGTTCATTGGCTTCTCTATCTTCTATCAACTCTCTTTTAGACTTCTTCACCTTAGTCTGGGTCTCATCCCCAGCGTCGTAAGGTTTGTCAGCCATTATTATCTTCAACCATAGAATCACCTAGTTTGTTCTTCATCTCATCAGGCATGATATTAGCAACCTTACTGCCTGCATCAGCCATCTGACTTATCTGCTCCATCTGCTCTGCTTGAGCTTGCTTCTGGGCATCTGCTTGCCTCTTCTTGGCAACGTCTTCATCAGCCCTGATCAGCTTAGGTGGTGCCATGATAGCATTACCGAACTCATCAACAGCTTGGTCCATATCAAACTTGTCCAAGACAGCTGGGTTAATCTGAGCCATACCGCCTACGAAGTTGGTTAGGCGTTCAATGCCACCAGTAGCCACAGCCCTCTGTGCTTGAGCAAGTGAACTGATGTAATTAACTTTCAACTCTTGCCCTTCCAGTTCAGGAGGGGCGGGAGGGAGTATGTCAGCATTAATGACTTGCTCAAACGTCCTGTCAATTAGCTTATCTAAAAACTCCCCATGAAATTGCTCCAAGACTGGACCCAACTCTTGTAACCGCTCTTCATTCCTTTGACTGAGTTCCAGCTGATTCTTCGGTTGAATCCCTTCCATGTTGCTGATAGCCCGGAACAGATCCACATGAAACGCCTCTTCAATCCTCTGCTCCACTTTCTGAATATCAAATGACAACTCTTGAATCTGTGGATTGACTTGATACAACGGTCCCAGTTGCTCTCTATCGTTGCTGCCATCGTGAAGAGTGAGGCCCCCAGGGATAGAATAAACAGGCACGTTTCGTACAGAAGCAGGTCCCTTAAGGGGAGGGTTGACCATCTTGTCAATAGCCTGGGCTTTTCTCTTCTCTTCAATCTGCAGCCCCTTCACATCGCCTAGCGCGATCATGCCAGGACAGTCAGTGCCATAGACATCTTCTCCAGCTGTCCCCCATCTAGGGACGTATGCTGGGAATGAATCAAAACCACTTTGTCTTAGGAGTTTATCTTTCTTAGCTGTGTCTGGCTGGAAGTAGACAGACCTAAACGCTTTATCAACATTGAATAAAGGTGAACTCTTTGAATCAGGGTTAGGCTCGATGATGTGGCACACAGGGTACCAAGCATCGTAATTAGACTTGTCCCATTGGTCTTTAACACTTTCACTGACATTCTCCAATCCAAACTTACTGACTAGTTGCATGACAGTCATCTCCCACTCACGCAGAAGAGTGTCAACTTCATACCTATCATTCTGGCAAATCATATAACTGCCAGCAGTTTGGGTGTAGAACCTAGCTACATCCTCAAAGTCATCAACATGTAACATACACCCAGTGCCGAATAGCATCGTCTCACCTAACATAATTGGTGCCATGTTGTATAGGTTGGATGCATTGAATATAGCTCGGATCAAGAGTTCAACTTGATTAAGCCAAATCTTGATAGGTAGGAATTCCATCATAGCAGGGTCAGGGGTGCCTAGACCGAACCAAGGGCGAGAGGGGGACATGATACCACTGAAGACACCGCTAGTTGCTGTCCTTAAAGCCTGACTACCCTTGGAGTTGATTATAGTGTTATGTCTACGGTCTCCCTTGTTACGATCGGTAGTGTCAAACCTACCTCGACGTGGCTGTATATTCTCACTAATCTCTTTGTAGTGACTTATAAAACTCTGTCGTTCTTTCTTGGCTTCAGCCAGCCGTCTAGCCAAATAGTCTTGGATAGTGCCAGGGGCTGAGCTGTGTATATCTGCCATATTAAGTTCCTAATAAGGTCTTAGCGCTATTCTCATTACTATCAACCAACCCTTGTTTAGAAGTGGTAAGGGTGTCACGTCTAACTCCTGCTGCCCTCTGCCTCTCTGCTACACCACGTCTAGCATCTTTCACTTGCGGTGATAGTTCAGTAGGCTGTATCTGAACAGGTGGGGGTGGGGGTGGGGCTGGAGGGGGCGGTGCCGATGATCCCATACACATATGATTCTCTCTTTCTAGAAGTTAGGTTGCAAAGGGTTATAGTCGCTTTGCGCCTGTTTGTGTCCGTATGCTGTCCCAGTTTCCATAT